GTATCTGTGCGTGGTCACTCGCGGTCTGTTCCCAAGTACAAGACCTATAAAGGTTGCGATGGGTATAATTATGTGTTGCCGGAGTTTGGCGGCAATTGGGATGGCCTTGGGCAGACTAGCGCGTATGTCATGCCAGATAAGCAACCATACCTGTCACCGCTCGACGGCAGCTATGTCACCAGCCGCTCTGTACACAGAGAGCATATGCGGAAACATGGTGTAGTAGAAGCTGGTGACATACCATTAGGGGCCATGCACCGGCCCGAGGTACGTGAGAGTAACCCTGTATCGGGACGTGATATTGTGGATGCGATACAGAGTTTAGGAGGCCATTAAAGTATGCCCGGTGTAGATGACATTGATATCACTACCGACCTGCATTCGCGGGGCGATGGCGTACCTGCGGATCATGGTGCAGTTGATGTAAACCGTGGCGTGATAGAGCAGCCTACTGTTCTTCCGGAAGGGGAGAAAGAGGCTCCTGCGCCGTCGCTACGTGATACTCTTACTGACGCCTTTAAAGGTACTGAAGCTCCCAAAGCGGACGGGACTTCTACCCCTGATCCGTCCGCTTCGCCAGCGGTTGCCGACCCCAACGCCCCCCAATTAGTGAAGGTCGGTGATCGCTGGCACCGCAAGGATGGCAGTTTTGCCAGTAATGCGGACATAGCAGCATTCGAGGCCGTCCAAGCGGGACAGGCCCCTCCACCTGTAATGCCCCAGTGGGTGCAGTCACTTACAGAATTGGAGAAACAACAGTTCACTGCCTTACCGGCGGAAACTCGGGCATGGCTCGAACGTACAATGGATGGCGTGATGCAACGCGGGTCGCAGTACGGTGAGTACGACCTGATAGAACAAGTGATTGGACCGCGAAAGCAGTTGTGGGCCGAACAAGGCATGCCGCCTGCCGTAGCTTTACAGCAGTTGTTCTCTCTGTCGGACTTTGCGGGGCGTGATCCAGCCGAGTTTGTTATGTGGTTTTCGGACCAGCACAAGCTTGACTTGGATGCTCTACTGGATGCGAGGGATGCCGCTCGTGCAAATGGTACGGCTCCCGATCCTGCAATGCTTGGTTTGCAACAGGAGATAGCACAACTACGCAACACAATTAATGGATTTACGACTAATACCGTTCAGCAGCAACAGGCTCAGAACTTCCGTTTGGTACAGGATTTCATGGATGAGAAAGATGCTAATGGACAGCCATTGCATCCGTATTTCGGTGATGTATCAGACGCGATAGCGCAGAATGTTACTGCTCTCCGTCAACAGCAGCCGTATTTGTCAGAGCGCGATGTTCTACAGCACGCTTATGACTTTGCTGTATTTAATAACCCGACTATTCGGGGGCAGATGCAGCAAGGGCAGGAGCAAGCTTTAAAGGACGCAGCCGCAGCGGAAGCAGCACGGGCACGGAATGTAGCAGTCTCCATTAATGGTGGTCCGGCAGCGGACGCTAGCGCGCAGCCCAACGAAGCAAACCGAACCCTCCGCGAAGAACTTATACACGCATATAACCAAAGCGTGCAGGCATAGGAAGGTACGGTAATGGCATCGCCTAATCTGAGCGAAATCGTCACTACTACGCTCGAAAAGCGTAGCAAGAAGCTTGCTGATAACGTGACGAAGAACAATGCCCTGCTCTCCCGGCTGGAGAGTAAGGGTAACGTCAAGCCTGCCGATGGCGGTAGCGTCATCTTGCAGGAACTCGAATACGGGGAGAACGGTACGTTCACTTGGTACTCGGGTTACGATACGCTGAACATCGCCCCCAGTGATGTTGTCAGCGCCGCGTCCTTTGACTGGAAGCAGGCGGCGGTTGCCGTCACGATGTCCGGTCTGGAGGAACTACAGAACAGTGGTCAGCCCAAGCTGATCGACCTACTGGAAACGCGGATCAAGAACGCCGAAAAGACCATGAAGAACAAGATGGCGCAGGCGGTATACGGCGACGGTACGGTCGCGGCAGGTAAGTCCATTGGTGGCTTGCAATTGCTTGTGTCCGATGCTGCGGCGGCAAACCCCGGCAACATCAACGCCACTACATGGCCGTTTTGGCAGAACCGGCGCTTCGACGCCACTACTGACGGTACGGCGGCGGCAACTACTGCGAACATGCTGCACTACATGAACCTCATGTGGCTCAGTCTCGTACGCGGGACCGACAAGCCCGATTTGATCGTGGCTGACAACGCTTATTACACTCTATACTGGGAAGCCCTTCTGCCCAACCAGCGGTTTACTTCGCCGCAGATGGCGCAGGCTGGCTTTGAAAGCCTCCGGTATATGGGTGCGGACGTTGTGTTCGACGGCGGCATTGGTGGGTTCTGTCCTGCCAACCATATGTATTTCCTGAATACGGATTACATATACCTTCGTCCGCACACCGACCGGCAGTACGTGCCTCTCAACCCCGACCGCTACACGAACAATCAGGATGCGTTCGTGAAGCTCATTGGTTGGGCCGGTAACATGACCACTTCGGGACGTATGTTCCAAGGGGTCTTGAAAGACTAGCACCGACCAAGTGCTAGGTCGTGGGTACGGGATTTTTGGTTTGGCTTCCTTGCCCGTACCCACGGCATAGCTTTAAAGGAGTTTGTAATGGACGGCATGGCGGTAACAGAAGGCATGATGCGGGGACCGGATGGGATGATCCTACGGTTCTATTACGATAGCGCCAAGAACGAGGGTGCATCAAAGTATGCCGGTCGTCCAATCTTTGACACGGTACTGATGGTGGATGTCATCACGCCGGGGCAGCAGGCGAGTACCCCAAGCTTTGAACTTGAGCGGGTATGGGCTGAACAGTCTCGCGAAGTACTCAAGACCGATGCGCTGTATAAGCGGTATACCAAGTATGCTGAGTTCGAGGAATGGATTGATCGCTTTAAACGGGGTCAAGACGTTGGCGATCTTGGCGGAACACCTTTAAAGCATTGGCCCCGGATTGATCGCGGCCTCGCGGCAACGCTTGGCTCGCTGAACATCCACTCGGTCGAACAGCTTGCCGGTATCTCTGACGGGAACCTACAGAATATCGGGCATGGGGGTCGGGAGCTACGTGAGCAGGCTAAGGCGTTTCTGGAGCAGGCGAAGGCTACCGCGCCTGTATCGCAGCTTACCGATCAGGTGTCGAACTTGACCTCGGAGAACCAGCGACTACAGCAGGCGCTTGCTTTGTCGAACCAGCAGGTTACTGAGCTACAGACACAACTTGCGGCTGCACGGGGTGTACCGCCGCCAGCGCCTGTCGAGCGGAAGCTGGCTGACATCACTCTAGGCTAGGATACGGCTATGTCGCTGTTCACTATTGTCAAGACAGTAATGGACAGCAATGGCTGGCCGTCGCCAGTATCGGCTGTAGCTTCGTCGCAGGATCAGAACATGCGGCAGAGCATGGCGTTGGCGAACCTTGCTTTAAAGTCAACGTCTTTCAAGCATAGCTGGCCTGCTCTTATACGCGAGCACCCGTTCGTTACGGTAGCGAACCAAAGCGAGTATGATCTTCCGGCTGATTTTCATCATATGGTTGTACCGAGCGCGGTGAACGCTAGCCAGTACTACCAGCTTAAGGGGTCACTTACTCCGATCCAGTGGTACAGGAAGGCCCTTAATGGTTCTATTGATTGGGGCGATGGCTTCCGCATAGATGCGGTTGGTAACAAGTTTGTGGTTGCGCCGACGCCTGCCGGTGTCAGCGACTTGGTGTTTATGTACATAACAAACATGATAGCCAAGGATGCTACTGGGACACCTTTAAATCAATACTATGCAGATACAGACGTATCGCTGGTGGATGAAGATTTAATCCAGCTTGCGCTGACATGGCGCTGGCGGCAGAAGAAGGGCCTCGATTACACGGCAGAGATGGCTGAGTTTGCAGGCACTATGAAACAGCGGATCGCACAGTATCTCGGTACTGGTGAACTGCCCGTAGGTGGGAGGGCTGGAGATGCCCCACTTACACAAGGGCGTATACCTGACGTAATTGGAGTGTAGTATGCTCTACGAGGGCGTCAACGTCAATACGTCTCAAAAGTCCGAGAGCCAAACTGTTGTTTCTCCGGTAGGTGGCCTTAATGGTCGTGACGCATTAGCCAATATGGCTCCCGAAGATGCGTACGAGCTAATCAATATGTTTCCTGATACATCTACTGTTCAGACGCGACAGGGCTGTTCTGTGCATCAGGCTCCAGTAGGTAATCCTGTATCGTCATTGGATGTATATTCATCCGGTACAGGACAGAAGCTATTGGCCTTTGCAGGACCGAACGTGTGGAACGTGACGGTCAAGGATGTAAAGACTAATTTAAAGAATACTCTAGTCAGTGACCAGACTGTATCCACGATGTTCAGTACGGTAGCGGACGCTGCACAGTTCCTTATCATTACTACTGGTGCTGATATACCGATGCAGTATAACGGTGCGGTATTGACTAATCTCGTCTTTACTTTTGCCCCCGGCGGTCCTGTTGGTGATTTAGCTTCCGGTATCAATTTTGTATGTAACTACAAGCTACGGCTCTACTTCGGTATGAAAGATCGGCTTGGGTTCTACTACTTGCCGCCGGGGCAAATACAGGGTGCTTTAGAGTGGTTTGATTTGCAGCAACTATCTCAAGGCGGTGGGTATTTGCAAGCGATAGCGACTTACTCAGAGGACGCTGGTGATGGCCCTGATGACTACATAGTATTCATTACTAACCGTGGTGAATGCTTGATGTTTAATGGGCTTGATCCCGGCGATGCGGCGGCGTGGAATATAGTAGGTCGATACAGGTCTGCGGAGCCTATTGGCAAGAAATGTGTGCTTGGCTATGCCGGTGACTTGCTTATACTGACAACAGAGGGGGTACAGCAGTTTTCGTCGATCCGTAAGGTTGCGGACACGCGCTATGAAGCTACGGTGCTTTCAAGCAAGCTAGGTGATATACTAGTTCATCATAATGTGTATCGCGACACGTTTGGTTGGTGCATGGCACTGTGGCCTTCTGGCACGATGCTTATAGTGAATGCTCCGGATAGTGCTGTACGGACAGGTATGTATCATCAATTCGTGATGAATACGATTACACAGGCATGGGGTAAATTCGAGAGCGAGGAATGGAAAGCTCAGTGCTTTGCTATGATGAATAAGCAAATGTACTTCGGGAGGTGGGATGGTTCGATCCGTACAATCGGCGGGCTGTACGATGTAGCTGAACCTATTACGTTCACTTGCAAGCAGGCGTACAATTACTTTAAAACACCTCAACGTAAGCATTTCAAGTGGGCACAGTTTCTAGTAAAATCAGAGGCTCCGGTTGCGCTTGCTTCGCGACTGTCAGTAGACTTTGTGGAGAACGTGCCAGTAACAGAGCCTAATCCGTTGGGATCGGGCGGCGGTGCTGAATGGGATATTGCGTACTGGGATTTAGACTATTGGGGTTATGGTCCGTATACGCAAAAGTGGATGGCTCCGTATGGAGACTATGGTGTAGCGGCCTCGCACTGGCTTACTGGTCAGATTGCAGGGGCCACTTTCGAGTGGTACTCGACTGAGCATGTATTCGAGAAAGCAGACGGATTACTATGATCGTTGTCCCCGCAGGACAGAACACTGAACTAGTCGGTCGCTACGTGGCTGAAAAGTGTGGCGTAGAGTTCCAATTCGGGCTGTATCAGGCCTTAGCTATTCTTGACGATACCGGCGCTTTTGTTGCTGGTGTAGTGGTTAGTGAGTGGCGAGGTCACGACTGTCAAATCTCTTGTGCGACAGAGAGCAGTGCTGCATGGCGTCCGCAAGTAATGGCGGGTGTGTTTGACTACGTGTTCAATCAACTCGGCTGTGTTCGCTGTACTTCTGTAACAAAGAAGTCCAACAAGCGATGCAGGGACTTTTTGGTCGGTCTAGGATTTCAGCTTGAAGGCCGGATGAGAATGGCGTATGACGGCGTTAAGGACGCTCTAGTCTATGGGCTTTTGGCGTCAGAATGTCGTTATATTCAAGGGGATACGGATGGGTCAACCGAAGTACCCGATACGGCCTCAACCCCCGGTTCTGACGATGACGAAGGATCGGAAGAACGTGTATCGGCTATACCCAGTGCGGGCGCTACCGAAGTCGGCAACGGGAGTGCCAAAGACGAGTTCTGGAACTTCTAAGGAAGCCAAGCCCTTAGTACAGGACACGCATAGTGGGAAAGAAAGCCCCGAAGGCTCCGACACCACCTGATCCTTACGCTACCGCTGCCGCGCAGGGGGAGATGAATAAGGAAACGGCGATAGCGAATGCGAACCTTAATCGCATTAATCAGTATTCGCCTGAGGGGTCTTTAGAGTTCCGCCAGATCGGAACCAATGAGGACGGTACTCCCCAGTACGCGAGCTATCAAGCGTATTCCCCGGAACAGCAACGGCTCTATGAGAGCCAGAACCAAGTATCAAATGCGCTGT